GAAATTGAAAAAAAAAATATGAAAAAATATAATGAAAAAAAAAATATATATGAAAAGTCACTCGATAATATAAATAATAAAATATTATATAATAAAGGTTCAATATCTAAATACGACGGTTATTGTTATTTAGGTTATGATGACGGACAGAGGGAATGTGTTAAAATAGACAAGGGTTCGGTTTGTTTAAGTGGTAAAATATTCCCTTCTGAAGATATATGCATGATTCCAAAATTAAGGGCTTAATTATAATGACGTTTCAAAAGGGATATTATTAATATTTATTCCTTTTATTTTATATTCACATTTAGATATTTTTTCCTTTTCATTTAATAATTTCAATTGATATTGACTTATTCTTTTTGATTTAAAATTATCTTTCCAATTATTTGTTAATAATGAGGCATTTTTATACTGTAATACTTCATATTTTCTTCTTTCTTTCCTTGTTTCATATGAAAATTCATTAAATGAAATATTTTTACCATCAGCTCTTCCTTCTCTTGTTCTTATTATATTATTTCTTGATTTAAAAATCCTTAAATTTGCTAAATTAAAATATTCCGGATTGCCTGATTTAATTACATTGTTATTATTATCTATATATGTAGAACCATCATTTATACCTTCCCTTGGGTCTACATATCTAGGAAATCTTGTAAATTTGGTATCTTCATCATATATAGTTATACTTTTTGTTACATTATTTGGAGTTAGTACTAAATTCCAATTCGAACTCATATACTATTAATAGTTATTTTTATATTATTCAACCTGTTCTAATACAGGTTCTACATTATCTTCTGATACCGGTTCTAGTTTTTTTTCACTATTAGTTTTAATGTTATTATCTTGAAACATTTTTTCTTTAATTTCATCTAAATCAGCATTTACGCCTAGAAATTTATCTGTTTCATTTATATTTTCAATATTTACCAATTCTCCTTTATCGTTAATAGTTTGTGTTAATTTACTCCCGTGTATTTTAGCATTTTCAAGATTTTTTTGTATTGCGTTGAGTTTACTCTCTTTTGTTCTTTTTTCAAATTCTTCCTTTACTTTTGATTCATTTTTATACTTCTCATGCATTAAATCATTTAATTCTTTCTCAAGATATTCAACACGACCAGTCTTATATGATTCTGGATGAAAAGGAACCCATAATCCAACAGGCCCTACATATACATCATGGTTAGTATCAAATTGACGTATAATTTTACACCTTGACTCTGCCTCTTCTTGTGTAGGAAAAACACCTCTAACTTTTATACCTCTAACAGATGTTTGAAAATTGTTCTGTTTAGAAAATTCATTATCTAATTCTTCCTCATTATTATCAATAAAAGTTTTATAATCATCTTTAAATTCGTCAGATAATTTAAATTGTTCACTTTTAGTGAATGATTCAAATTCTGTATTTAATTCTTCAATATTTATACTATATTTAAATGAAATATAGTTAATAAATTGAGTAAATTTTGTTAAAGATTTATTAAGATCATATTTTTTTAAAAAACTTTCTAAATAAAATTCTTCCTTTTTCTTTATTATATTTTCAGGCGATATAAAAGATAAACAAACATACTTCTGTTGTGCTATTGGTTTATCTTCGTCTAACAAATCAACTTCATTTAATAATTCAACATTCATTATATTGTACAATTATTAAATGTTTATATATTTTTTTCTTTATAATAATTATAATGAATCAATCTTTTAATGACAAAACTTTTAAAGAAATTGTAAAAAGAATTATTAAATATTTAGTAGAAGGTTTAATGGTTTCTATTGCTGCTTATGCTATACCAAAGGTAAGTCTTAATATGGATGAAATAATATTAATTGCTTTAACTGCAGCAGCAACCTTTAGTATTTTAGATACTTTTATTCCTGTAATGGGAGATTCGGCAAGGTCTGGTGCTGGACTCGGAATTGGCGCTAATTTAGTCGGATTCCCAGGTGGTTTATAATGTTGAAATAAATTCCCATTTTAATTCATTGCATATTTTTTTCCATATCTCGTCTTGTTCTATTTTTTTTTGGTCTTTTAGCATAGGAAAATATGGTAAATATTTATTTTCTCCTAATAATTCACATAATTTATATAAAGTATAATAATAATTCAAAAAATTTACACGATCATTCGGACAAAATTTTGAATAAGGTATCTGTATATCCATAAATAAATTACATAAAGTCTCTTCGAGTTTTGGTGTCATTACTGGTGGTTTTATACCTAATCTATCTTTTATGAATGGTATATGTTCATAATATTTATTATATCCTAATTTTTTTAGTATATCTTTTGTTTTCTTATTTGTTAATTCAGATAATTCAATTCTTTCTTTTTTTATCTGTTTTTTTATATTTATTATAATATCTTTAGGAATGTCTGTTGTTTCTTTTGCTTGAAATTGAGATAATATTTCTCTAAAATGATTTATTCTTTTGTAAGCATAAAAAGAAATTTCCTTAGGAGGTTCTTTATATGTTGGTTTATCATTATCCACTAAATATATTTCACTTATAAAACAATTATTACATAATATCATTCCCTCATGAACAACCTTTATCATTTCTCCTACATTACAATTCTTACAATTTGAATAGTTATAAGTATATGTATTTATATTTGTATGAAAAAAATTATTTTTTTTCATATAATTCTTTATTGATTCATTTAATTTTTCATGATCTTCATTCATATCTTCATTATCTTTAATTTTAAAAAAACTATTAATTATTTTTTTAGGGTTTTTATTTTTTTCTATTTTTTGTTTACATTCAAAATAATCAAATAATTCAATTGAATTATTTAGGAAATAATCATTCTTCTTTTTTGTTATTTTTTTTTTTAATTCGTTAAAATTACATTTTGTTGATGTTTTGCTTTTATTTATTTTTTCGTCTTCTATTTTTAAATCTCTTATATACTTACTATATAAATTATCAATTGTATCATCATTCATATATTTATATTTGTTTTTTTTTTTTTTTTTTATTTTTTTTTTTTTTTTTTTCTTTTAGTATATTATAATGGGTTGTGGATTAATGCAATTTGTAGCTTATGGCGCCCAAGACGTATATTTAACTGGTAATCCGCAAATTACCTTCTGGAAAGTTACTTACAGAAGACATACCAACTTTTCGATGGAATCTATTGAACAAACTTTTAACGGACAAGCTGATTTCGGTAGAAGAGTAAACTGTACCATTTCGCGCAATGGTGATCTTGCTTACAGAACTTATTTACAAGTAACTTTACCTGAAATTAACCAAAGTTTAAACACTTCTGGTGTCGGTGCCGTATATGCAAGATGGTTAGATTTCCCTGGTCATCAATTAATTGAACAAGTTGAAGTTGAAATTGGCGGTCAAAGAATTGATAAACATTATGGTGATTGGATGCATATTTGGTGCCAATTAACTCTTGATAAAAATCAACAAGAAGGATACAATAAAATGGTTGGACAAACTACCCAATTGACCTTTATGACTGATCCTGACTATGCTGATATCGATGGTCCTTGTGATTCGAATGCTCCAAGACAAGTTTGTGCTCCTAGAAATGCCCTACCAGAAACTACTCTTTACATTCCTCTACAATTCTGGTTCTGTACTAATCCTGGACTTGCTCTACCTCTTATTGCTCTACAATATCACGAAGTAAAGATTAATCTAGACCTAAGAGCAATTGATGAATGTTTGTGGGCTGTAAGTTCTTTAGATTCGGCCTCTTCTACTGAGGTCAAAGTTACTGCCGCATACAGCCAATCCTTAGTAAGTGCTTCTTTGTATGTTGATTACATTTATCTAGATACTGACGAAAGAAGAAGAATGGCTCAAAATCCAGCTGAATATTTGATCGAACAATTACAATTCACCGGTTCGGAATCGGTCGGTTCTTCTTCGAATAAAATTAGATTGAATTTCAATCACCCATGTAAAGAATTGGTATGGGTAGTTCAACCAGATTGCAATGTTGATTATTGCTCGGCTACTCAAGGAGATACCACTCTATACAAAACTCTAGGTGCTCAACCTTTCAATTATACTGACGCACTTGATGCTCTTCCGAATTCTATTAAAGCTTTCAGCACAGAAGAAGCTGTGGAGGGTTCGAAAGGCTTTATATCCGGCGACGCGTTCCAACAAGCAGCTGTTCCTAGTATTTCGACTGATGCTGTCAAAGCCGACACCACCCCCGCCAATATCTTATGGAATGAAAGCACTGATAAATGGGCCACAACTGGAAGCACCGCATTGGCATCCGGTGTTTCTGACGCAGGTGCTTTCGTATTGACCGAAACCTCGTTAGATATGCATTGCTGGGGCGAGAATCCAGTTGTAACCGCCAAATTACAACTTAATGGTCAAGACCGTTTCTCGGAACGCGAAGGAACCTATTTCGACCAAGTCCAACCATTCCAACATCACACTAGATCCCCAGACACCGGTATTAATGTTTATTCGTTCGCACTTCGCCCAGAAGAACAACAACCATCCGGAACTTGCAATTTCAGTCGTATTGATAATGCTACCTTACAACTTGTTCTATCTAATGCTACCGTTTCTGGTACTGGTACTGCTAAGGTAAGAGTATACGCCAGAAATTACAATGTATTAAGAATTATGTCTGGTATGGGTGGCCTTGCTTACTCGAATTAGAACGATATTTAATTAGATTTTTATTATTAATTATTAATAATAAAAATATTTTAAACAATAAATATTATATAATATATGGATATTTTTGAATTGAATAAAAAAACAAGAACAGATATAATAATATATAATACATTTGACATTAGAAATATTGTATCTTTATTAATAAAAAAAAATATTTTAGATGATGCTATAGTATTGATGGAATATATAGATGATTTTAGTTCCACAAATGAATTATTTATACATTGGTTAAAAAAAAATAATAAATTAAAAATGAATGATAAAGACATAATTTTTTTATGTATCAATGGATTACTTAATCAAAGTATAGGTATAAATATTAGTAAATATATTAAATATTGTATTCAATCTAATAATCTTTTATTTATAAAATATATAATTAAAAAGTACAATATAAAAAAAATAAAATTTAATTCTTTTTATCATTGTAATAATTATATTATTTTAAAATATATTATAAATTATACTACATTAAATAAGTTCCAATCTTTAAAAATGATTAAAAAAATTTGTAGAACTGGAAATATTTCTTCATTTATTTTTATGATTGAAAAATATGATTATATTTTAAAAGATAATCCCCAAATTCTTTTTAAAATAGCATTTATAAATAATAATATAGATATATTAAAATATTTATTAAGTTATGATGTTAAACTTTGTTTACAAGTAAAACCATATTATATTATGGGTATAAAAAATATGTCATATAAATGTATTCAATATATTCATTATAAATTAACAACACTATCTTATAAATTATACAATACTTCAGAATATAATGATATATTAATTTATATAATATCTACACGTAAAAAAATACCTATATTATTTTTTAAATGGTATTTAAAGAAGTTTTGTCATATTGTTAATTACAACTATATTATTAAAAATTTATTTGATTATAATCATTTAAATATTATAAAATTATTAAGTAATTTTATAAATTATAAATTTATAAAATCTTATTTTTTAACTGCGTGTTATAATGGTAATATAAATATTGTAAAATTTTTACATAAAAAAATAAATAAAAAAAATTTAATAATTGGTTTAAATATAATTTGTAATAATAATCATAATGATTGTTTTGAATTTTTAAAAAAAAAAACATCTCATAGAGATTTATATGCTTTATTATATAGATTAATTAATAATAAATACAATAATACATTCATTATAAAACAAATATATTTATATATTAAACCTATTTATCCGTTAAAATTACCATTATATTTGTGTTTAAAAAATGATTTTATATGGTGGATTAAATTAAATGAAAAACATTTTATAAAATTTTTAGATTATTATCTTAATATTATTTGTTATTTTGGATATTTTGACACATTTTTATATATTAAAAAATATTTTACTAAACAGCATTTTAGAAAGGCCTTTAAATTATCTTGCGAAGAAAAAGAAGGTATATTTATAGCTAAATGGATATATCATAATTATTCTATTAATTTAAAATTAATTGAAGACTCATTATTTTATTCTAATAATATAGATACTATAAAATGGTTGTTTAAACTAAACCCTAATATAGACTTAAGAAAAAATAATAATGCATATTTTATTTATAACTGTATTAAATCTAACATCACAATTGTTGAATGGATTAAATCAATTTATAATCATTATTCTTATACTGTTTATAATGATATTATTTTAGAATATACTATAAATTTATATTATACAAAACAAAAAAACATATTTATAAATGAAATATGTTCGATATGTCTAACTAAGAATTCTAATTGTATTACTACTTGTAATCATATGTTTTGTTATGATTGTATTAATATGTGGTATTTAAAAAATAATACTTGTCCTATTTGTAGAAAAATTATTAATGATGTTATTCTACACTAACAACCTTTGCTAAATTTCTTGGTTTATCTGGATTTATATTCATATTAATAGATATATTATAACATAATAATTGTAAAGGTATTATATTTAATATACACTGATATGTTTTATTTGTCCCAACATATATATCATTTATACCTCTTTCTATATTATTTGTTATAGTTATGATATTACTATTTCTTGATTTAATTTCTTGATATATATTATTATTTTTAGTTTTATATTTATCGTCACTATTTATTAATATAACAGGGAAATCCTTGTTTAATAAAGCAAATGGTCCGTGTTTTAAAGCACTCGAAGAATACCCCTCAGCGTGAATATATGTTATTTCTTTCATTTTTAATGCTGCTTCTTTTGCTATATGTTCATCATTATGCTTTCCTAATATAAAACAATTATTATTAATTATATTTAATCTATTATGGTTATATTGATAATTATTTATAATTTCTTCTATTTGTATTGGTAACTTTTTTAAATCATTTATGATATTTTTATGTTGATGCGTTTTTCCTTTATGTAATTGTACAAACCATAAAGATAATAAGGATAAGGTCAATACTTGACCTGTAAATGATTTTGTAGATGCAACACCTACCTCTCTTCCAAGATTCATATAACATCCACAATCTACCATGCGTGCTATTGTTGAATCTACATTATTTATTATTCCAATCTTTATATAATCATTTAGTATTTCAGAACATATTTGTAAATCCTTTGTCTCTCCAGATTGTGAGACAAATATAAAAACACATTTACCACGTCTTGGTATATCTTCTTTTGTAAAATTCGCACCATCAAATACCTGAATTGTATTTAAATTTGTTAATGTTTTTAAATAATTACATCCTATACAACACGCATAATACGATGTTCCGCAACCTAATAAAATAATATTATCACATTTTTTTATTTCATTTTTGTACTTTATTAAACCTCCAAATATTATTTCATTATTTATAATCCTACTTCCATTATTTGTTATTCTATTTACAATATCTGTTTGTTCTTTTATTTCTTTTAGTGTCCAATATCTTTCATTTAATTCTTCTACGTAGTTTTTTTGTGCTATATGAGTTTTATAAATTTTTTTTTTTTTTACATCTATGTTATTATTTTTAATACTTACCACACATATATCATCTGATTCTATTTCCAAATAATTATTTAATTTATTACAAAATCCAGATTGTTCTGATGCAATTATTGCAAAGGTTTCACATATTCCTATTAATAAAGGACTTCCTCTTCTTGTACAATATATTGTATTAGGTTCGTCTATACATTGAATACATAACCCCCAAGTCCCGTTTAATTCGTTTATACTTTTATTAATTGCTTCTTCAACATTATTATATATTTTATAATAATAAGATATTAAATTAGATATTACCTCTGTATCTGTCTCCGATACAAATACATAACCACTATCTATTAATTTTTTTTTTAATTCTTTATAATTTTCTATTATACCATTATGAACTACCATTATTGTTCCATCGCTACTCATATGAGGATGTGAATTTATATCGTTTTTACAACCATGAGTTGCCCATCTTGTATGACCTATTCCATTTATACTTTCTGGATAAGTATATTCTTCTAATAATTCTATTGAATCTTTCTCATTAGTTGAAGCGAATTTTTTACCTGCCCATGTATTATTATATATTAACGATAATCCGGCCGAGTCATATCCTCTGTTTTGTAACTGTCTTAATCCTTCTAAAATATGTTTTGTAGTATTTTTACCTATACAAGCAATAATACCACACATACTATTTCTATTAATTATTGTTTAATTTATTATTAATTAAATAAATATAATTAATAAAATTAATGAATATTGATAAAACATTTATTATTAATTTAGAAAATAGAACAGATAGAAAAAATAAAATGATAAATGAATTAAAACGTGTAGGTATTACAAATTATGAATTCTTTAAAGCAATTAAACCACTAGAAAAAGAAATAAAAGAGTGGAATATAAATTATTTAAATCCTTTACCACAATGGATTATTAAACGTGGTAATATTGATCCTTTAAAATATAAAATTGGTTCATTAGGTTGTCTCAAAAGTCATTATGAAATTATTAAAATGTCGTATGATAATAATTACGAAAATATTTTAATTTTAGAAGACGATATTACATTTTTATTTAATGAAAATTTTCATTCTTTATTAACAAAATTGTCACCACATATAAATTTAATAAAAGATTGTTTTGGCTTACTATATTTATCTGGTAATCATTTAGGCGGATTAATAAAACAAATTACACCTAATATTTCTTTAATTAAAGGTATACTTAGCACAGGTAGTTATATTATTAACAGAAAAGCTATGAAAATGATAATAGACCAATTAATTAATTATGACAGAGAAATAGATGTTTATTATAGTAACATTTTACATAATAACATTCATTGTTTTTGTTTTATACCACACTTGACAAAACAAAATGAAGATTATTCTGATATATTAAATAAAAAGGTTAGGTATTCTCTAAAAGATACTTTACATTAAATATATTACAATTTAATTATATTCGTTATTATTATATGAATATAATAATAAAATTATATCAATGAGTTACGATATTATAGATGAAATTATAGATGAAACAGAATCAGAAGAAATTTATAATGAATTAGTTGTTAAATATAATAATTTAGAATACGAATGTTACACTTTACAATCAAAATATAATGAATTACTCTATAACTATAATAATGAATATCGTGAATTATTAAAAGATGAAATTTATACTTTACAATTAAAATATAATGAATTAGTAAAAAAATATATGAAAAAACAAGATGAATATTGTAATTATTGTCATGATTTAGAAGAAGAAAATAAAGAATTGAAAAAACAATTACTTTACTTAAATACTATAAAGAAAAAATAAATTAAAATGTTAAAATTGATATGAAATATAATATTACTATTATATTAATGAGCGAATTTATGAATAAAACTAAAATTTATATGTATTCTATGTTTGAAAAAGAATATGATGAAGATATCAAATATTATGATGATATTCACGATTTTATAGATAATAAATATAACTGTTATAGTATGGCTCGTAACGATTGTGACGAACTTTTATATAAATTGTCAGTAGATAATCCATTCAAGGCATACGAAATATTTAATTATGTTAATGAAAAATTAATTGATAATAATTGTATTGATTATGGTTCTTATATAAAGAAAATTAATGACTTTAAATATTTTATGGCTTCTGAATGGAAAAACGATAAACAAATTCAATAAACGATTTTGAAACAATTATTTAATATATCATAAAAATGTTGATAATATATTTTTTTACTCATATTTTTAAAAATTATGAGACATTTTTAATATTCTTTTCATTATTAACCATTTTAATTAAAAAGATGTTTTTAAAATTGATTCTAATATATTTTAATAATATATATATATATATGGAGACACAAAATGAAATAGCGGAGACACGAACTAAAATAATACGTTTAATTGAGACCCATATGCTTCCTTATAAATTTGTTATAAATGAATATTATAATTCGAAAGACGGTGTTCCAGATTATGATATTAAATTGGTAAATTATAATAATGATGTAATAGGTCAAATACAGATATCTATTATACCAAACCATACTCTTCGTCAAAAACGTGGAAGAAGCACCGCCAGACGACTCCCGGAAGGGAGTGAAGAACGTGTTATTAAAATACTATGGTTAGTTGTTAATCCACCATATTCAGGAAATAATTATGGAATACTAATGTTAATATATGGAATGTGTTTTATTTCACAAATTTATCCAACAATTCTATATGCTGTATTAGATGATGATTCAGACAGAAGTGCTTCTTTAAGTCGTAATATATATTCAAAATTAGGATTTACTTTTGATGATACTATTGCATTATCAAATAATGGAAAAAAAGTAGAAGGACAAGAAGGTCCTGATAAAACCGCTTACTTAGGTGGTTCCTTTTGGCATGATCTTTATGATAAAATTATTAATAATAAATATACTGGAGGAGCAGGAATACCACTATCAAGAAAATCACTATCAAGAAAAGTACAAGCAAGAAAAGCAAGTAAAGCAAGAAAAGCAAGTAAATCAAGAAAAGCAAGTAAATCAAGAAAAGCGAAAGCAAGAAAAGCCGAAAGCAAGAAAAAAAACAAGTAATGTGAAAAAGAAAAAATAAAAAAACGAAAATATAAAATTATTTTGAATAATATTTATAAATACAAATTATTTTTAAACCCTTGAAACTTTTATCAAAAAACAACTGATGAAACTATAAAATTAGCAAATAAATTAAATGTGAATATGATTTTATATAAATTCGTAATCCATTCGTTCGTTTTGTCTCATATTTATTTTTTCAAATTCATTTATGATATCGTCTTCTGTAATTAATAATAACTCACCAAATTCAATATCGTAATTTGATAAGTTATATAAAATATAACGACTCATCCATACGTAATTATAAACATTTTCTTTTTGTGTGTAAATAGAATATTCTCCATTTCTTCCTAATATATCAATCCCCATAGATTTACATAATCTTTTATGTTCTAAAAATGTATCGTTTTTTATATTATATTTTTGACTAATTTTAAAAGAAGAATTTGGGTAATCTTTCATAAATAAATCAAGTTCTTTTCTTTGATTGTTTTCTGAAATAAATAATTCTATTGGTTCTGTTAAAGTATTAATATAATATAAATCACATAAAATAATCTTATGTTTATCAGTTTTAAATGGATTTTTAAACATTTTGTTTGGTTTTATCATAATATTTTCTATATAAATAGGAGGCATATCTTCTACCTTATCATACTTTTTAATATAAGTTAAAGTTTCTGTGACAAGTTCACATTTTTCATTGACCCATACATAATCTAATTCCATTGTTATAGATAAGATATTTTTTATAATTTCAATTTTATTAAACTAGAAGAGAATTAGTACGAATATTAAAAGAAAGGTTCTCTTTATGGACATATGAAAAATAAAGAAAACTATAAAGTCAGCGTTTTAAATTTCAAAAGATGTAAAAAATCAAAGACAAACTGAACATTTGGTAACATGGAATAAAATTTAATAATAAAATATCACATACTTTTTCAAATATATTACCTCTTTTAGATTGTTTCTGCTTTTACAGATTATAAATATTCATCAAAAGTAGAAACTTGTATGCTTTCAAATAATTCAATTTCGTTCATTTATAGTATTGAATAAAAAACAAATAATTTTTTTAATTTGAATAATATTTATTTATAAAACCATAAATACCTATAAATGTATCTATTATAATTAATAAATATGTATATTGATATTTATTATACAATAATATACCTGATAATATATATAATATAGAATGAAAAGGACGATAATAATCCCACCATACTAATTGATTAAAAGCTCCTTTTTTTCTTTGTTTTGTAATAAATAAATAACCAAACCCTAAACCAATTATAAAAAATATAAAAGATAAAATATATCTTATATTTTCTTTATATAATATATAAGCAAGATATGCAAGAGAAAACCTAAAAATAATACATAAAATAAACATCGGGTTCATTATATATTTTATTATATATTATTTAAAGATATAATTAAATGAATAATAATGAAATTTGTATTTTTATTTTTACCATTTACAAATGGATTTATTCAATATAAACCTAAATTTAGAAGAGCATTTAATATTTTAAATCCAACTACATTAGATAATTCGTGGACATATAGTGATTTAATTAATAATATACAAGATGTAGATGGTATAACTATTGTAACAAAAGATAAGATTTCAAGCGAACTTTTTGCTTTAACTGATTATAATAGCCATAAAGTTCAATATGTTCCAGAATTATTCACAAATTTAATGAACGTATTAGAAAAAAATCATATTCCTTTTGATTTTGTAGATATTAATTCTAAAAACTTTTTATCACAAACAACAAATGTTATTGAATTTATTATCATTTCTTTTTCTTTTTCTTTTTTTTTAAATGTATTAACTGGATTCAATCCTATAAATATCATTACAGATAAAAAAAAAACAAATAAAATAGAAATAGAAACTATTAACACTAAATTTAACGATGTTGCAGGTTGTGAAGAAGTAAAATTCGAATTAACTGAAATAGTTGATTTTTTAAAAAACCCAGAAAAATATAATAATGCTGGAGCAAAAATACCAAAAGGCGTATTATTAGAAGGACCACCCGGAACAGGTAAAACATTATTAGCAAAAGCAGTAGCAGGAGAAGCAGGTGTCCCATTTTATTACGCAAGTGGTTCTCAATTTATTGAAATGTATGTAGGTGTTGGTGCATCAAGAGTCCGTGACCTATTTAATGAAGCTAAAAATAATTATCCTTGTGTTATTTTTATTGATGAAATTGATGCTATAGGGAGAAAAAGAGGTTCAGGTTTGTCTGGTGGAAATGATGAACGAGAACAAACATTAAATGAAATATTAACTAATATGGATGGTTTTACATATACTACTGGTTTAATAGTAATAGCAGCAACTAATCGTGTCGATATTTTAGATTCTGCTTTAACACGACCAGGTAGATTTGACCGTAAAATTAATGTTGGACTTCCAGATAAACAAGGAAGAATTGAAATTATGAAAGTTCATTTAAAAAATAAAATCTTAGATAATGATGTAAATCTTAAAATTATATCTACTTTAACACAAGGTTTTTCAGGTGCTGATTTAGCAAATTTAGCAAACGAAGCAGCAATATTAACTGTTAGAAATAATGATACTAAAATATCACAATCTATTTTATTAAAAGCATTTGAAAAAAATAATATTGGACTACCTACTAAAATAGATACCAGACCTTATAATATTCAAAGGATTATATCTTATCATGAAATAGGTCATACTCTTGTAGCTTTAAAATTTCCTCATTTAATTAAGGTTGAAAAGGTTACAATTCAATCAACTAAAAATGGTGCTGGTGGTTACACATTATTTATCCCAAATGAAAATTTAGTTTCCTACCCAACTAAAGAATATATATTAGCAAGTATCATGATAGCTTTAGGAGGTCGTGTTGCAGAACAAATATTATTTAAAAATAAAAAAACAAATAAATATTTAGAAGAAATTAACGACTTATATATTACAACGGGTGCTTCAAATGATATAAAAAAAGCAAATGATTTAGCGAGATTATATGTAAATTTATTTGAAAATATTGGTATATACGACGATAATTCATTTCCAAATTCTGTAAATAAGTTAAGTGAATATTCAAAAGAAGAAACTGATAAAGCTATTGATAATGTTATTAATTATTGTTATAATAAAACTACTATATTATTAAATGATAATAAAGGTTCTTTGGATAAATTATCAAGAGAACTGTTAAAAAAAAAAACATTATCAAGTAATGAACTATATACAAATAGTATTTATACATATAACATTAATTGATAGTTATACTTTGTAAAAAATAATTATAAAATTTATTATACGCTTTTTTAAGTGTTTCTATAAACTATATCTTTTGTTGTTCCACTCTTTTACACCTTTTCTCATTTAAAACGCCCATTTTGTTATATTTATAAATATAATATTCATATATATATATATATATGAATATTTGTATTGTAGTAGCGAGATATAATGAAGATTTAGAATGGACTAAATTTTTTTCAAATGTAATTGTTTATAACAAAGGAAACCCGTTAAGCGATGAATTTAATGAAAAATATTTGAACAATGTTGGTAGAGAAGGACATACATATTATAAACATATTTATGATAATTATGATAATTATGATAATTATGATAATTTAGCAGATTACACTATTTTTTTACAAGGAAACCCATTTGACCATTCACCAAATATAATATCTAATTTAAATAAATATGTTAATAATACAAATTTGAGTATTGATTTTGAATTTTTAAGCGAACGCGTTTTAGATTGTAATTTAACTGGTTGTAAGTATCATTATGGATTACCATTAATAGATACTTATGAAAAAATATTTGGTGAAAGAAATAAAAATATGGCATTCAAATTTGGAGCAGGTGCTCAGTTTATAGTATCCAAAAAAAAAATATTACAAAGACCAAAAGAATTTTACTTAAAAATTATTGAAATGTTAAATAAAGATATAAATCCAATTGAAGGGTTTGTGATTGAAAGATTTCATAAATTAATATTTAATTGAATATTGAATAAAAATGGGCGTTTTAAATGAGAAAAGGTGTAATAAATTATTTACGCATTTTTGATTTATTAGCATTCGAGACACATCGCGACAAATCTAATTTATTTTTCCATTGATTGGTATAAACGCTGAAGATTTAAACTATTATATGCAACTAAATTCGAAATTGATAAATTATCATTCAATAAATTAGGTTGATTACATAAATTTACCGGCATCAAACAATCATTTATACTAGAATTAGAAAGAGATGAATTCGTACTATTATCTAACGATATATGTATATTGGTTCTATTTATAATTGGTATACCTACCGGTATATCATTAGTATAGTTTCTTAGAGATCTACGAGAATTATCCATATTTTCATCATAATATTGTTTAATGTCATTTAAGGATAAACTTTTATATAATTTATTTTTTTGGACTTTATTTTTAATAAGCTGTTCATTTAATGTATATATTTTTGGGGGATACTCCTTAGGTGATGCCATATATATATTATAATAATATATTATTATATCATTTTCATAATTTATCTTAAACAAGTCTTATTTAATGTGTAAAATACCATATTATCTAATATATTTTCATCTCTTATAATTTTACCCGTATCCATTATCATAATAAAAAACATATATCTTTCATATATACACTATCTGTAATAAACAATAGTAATCTTCAATACTATTTATACATTTCATATTATTAATTTTATCTAATATAGTTTTTCTATTACGCAATTATGTATCTTTAAAAAATTTAAATCCCCATATTATTTGAAATCCGTTGTTTAATAAATTACTACCTTTACTTTTATTTTGTCAATGTTCGGTATTATATCTTTTATACAATTTTGTAGAATTAAATATACCATTTCCAATTAAACCATAAGTTGAAGACATTTTATATCCGGTTTTCTTTCATAGCTTTTAATTGTATTTAATAAATCTAGGTTGGAATAATTACACTTTATTATTATAATTTGTTATTTTTAACCATTCAGATGGAAAAAGATCTTTTGTATTTTTTTGTATTTTTTCACCAAACCAAACATCAGGATAGTATACATTTTTATTCTTGTTTTCATTAAAATAAGCACCCCACCAACTAAAAGTACTATTTGCTATAATATTGTGATTACATTTACTCATAATTAACATTTGTTCATAATCTTTATATTTTTCATTTATTGGTTCAAAGATTATATATTTGTACTTTTCTTTTAATATATTAATTCTATCGTTTACAATTACCTCATCTTCTTTTTCATAAAAATATATAATATTCCAATCATTTTTATTTGTATCTTTTATTAATTTATCAATCGCATTTATATAATAATTTATAGATAATATTGGATGATATTGTTGTAGTTTTTTATAGTCCCCCATTCTAAAATGCAATGAAACTTTATTGTCACAATCTATTTTAATATCTTCTTTTTGTTCTTTTAATTTTATCATTTTAAATATATTTTCCTTTTCATTTTCAAAATATTTATACGATTGAAAATAACCATATAATTTAAAAGAATCATTATTTACAATAGGTATCTTTGTATAATTGAACGTAGGTTCTTTTAATATTGGTATATTATGTATCGTATTTCTTAATAAAGGTTTTAAAGATTTTAAAAAATTATCCCAATAGTATGGTCTATATAATATTCTATTAGATGGTCTATTTTCAAAATATATAAATGATTGATAATTTTTTCTATATATTGAACAATATGATATTAATGTAAAAATTTGAAACAATTGGTTTCCCAATCCTCCCATAATTTCTATGTTTATCATTTATATTTAATATTATTTTTATATTTAATATTATTTTTTATATTTAAAAATATAAAATTGATTGTATTTATTTAACATTTATAAATATAATGGCGTTAGTTTCATACAGTAAAATTAACATTTATGAACCCGATTTTGATATTATATCAGGTTTAAATATTGATAAATGTCCTTTTATTAGAAATTCTAGAAATAATCCTATGTATAAATGTTTATGTAATAATCAGACATTTACTAATTTTTCAAGTTTTCAATCACATATTAAATTAAAAACACACGAAATATGGATGGTTAATTGTACTGATTATTTTAATGAATTAAATAGTTATAAAAAGGAAATTGAACGTTTATCTAATGAAAATATTAAAAAGGATAAGATTATTTCCAAAACAATGAATGATTATGAAACATTATTAAAAGATACCGAGATTATAAAAACTGATATAAAAAATAAAAATTCAGATTTTTTAAAAAATAAAAAATATTATTTTGATAATATAATTAAACTAAAAAATGATTTATTAATTAAAGACACTGAAATAATGGAATTAGAAAATAAATTATTGAAAACAGATATTTGTTGATTAACTTTTAATTTATTATTTTTATATTAACATTATAAATAATTTAAAAAGAATTTAATATTCTAATTAATGACTTTACAAGGTGAAACAATCGGTATTGATTTAGGAACAACTTATTCTTGTGTTGGAGTTTGGCAGAATGATCGTGTTGAAATTATTGCTAATGATCAAGGAAACCGAACGACACCGTCTTATGTTGCTTTTAACGACACCGAACGTTTAATTGGAGATGCTGCGAAGAATCAGGCTGCGTCTAATCCAACAAATACTATTTTTGATGCCAAACGTCTTATTGGTAGAAATATTAATGACGAGACAGTTAAATCTGATATGACACATTGGCCTTTTAAAGTTTTATCTGGTAAAAATAACCAACCTATCGTTCAAGTTGATTATAAAGGAGAAACTAAAACTTTTACCCCAGAAGAAATTTCAGCTATGATTTTAACAAAAATGAAAGAAACTGCTGAATCCTATTTAGGTAAAGAAGTCAAGAATGCAGTAATTACTGTTCCTGCTTATTTTAACGACAGCCAACGACAATCTACAAAAGACGCAGGTGTTATTGCTGGTCTTAATATTCTTCGTATTATTAATGAACCAACAGCCGCTGCTATTGCTTATGGACTAGATAAAAAGGGTCCAGAAAAAAATGTTCTTATTTTTGATCTAGGTGGAGGAACTTTCGACGTTAGTGTTCTTTCTATTGATGAAGGTATTTTCGAAGTTAAGTCTACTGCAGGAGACACGCATTTGGGAGGAGAAGATTTTGATAACAGAATGGTTGATTATTGTTGTGAAGAATTTAAAAGAAAAAATAAAAAAGATATTAAGACAAATCATCGCGCTCTTAGACGTCTAAGATCATCTTGCGAAAGAGCTAAAAGAACACTTTCTACTTCTACGCAAGCATTTATTGAAGTAGATTCTCTATTTGAAGGTATTGATTATAATACAACTATCACTCGTGCTAAATTCGAAGACATGAATGCTGATTATTTTCGTAAATGTATGGACCCTGTAGAAAAAGTTATTAAAGATAGTAAGCTTTCCAAAAGTTCAATCGACGAAATTGTTCTTGTTGGTGGTTCTACCAGAATTCCTAAGGTTCAACAACTATTGAGTGATTATTTTGGAGGAAAAGAATTGTGTAAAAATATTAATCCAGACGAAGCTGTCGCAAATGGAGCAACGGTTCAAGCAGCACTATTAAGTGGTAATGAAAAATCGGGGAAATTACAAGACCTTTTACTTTTAGATGTTACACCTTTGTCTCTAGGTCTAGAAACATCCGGAGGAATTATGACAGCACTTATTCCTAGAAATACTACTGTTCCAAGTAAAAAAAGTCAGATTTTTTCTACGTATGCTGATAATCAACCTGCGGTAAATATTCAAGTTTATGAAGGAGAACGTGTAAAAACAAAAGATAATAACAAACTTGGTGAATTTCTTCTAGAAGGTATCCCACCTATGCCACGCGGACAACCACAGATTGAAGTATCTTTTGATATTGATGCAAATGGTATTCTTAAAGTTTCGGCTATGGAAAAAAGCACCGGTAAAGTTATGAATATTGAAATTAAAAATGATAAAGGAAGACTATCCGATAATGATATTGAAAAAATGGTTCAAGAAGCAGAAAAATATAAAGCTGAAGATGAAGCATTTAAACTTAAAATTGAAGCAAAAAATAAACTTGAAAATACACTTTTTCAGTGTAAAACTACAACTGAACAAGTCAAAGAAACTACTCCTGAAATCGATGAATTAAAAACAAAAATTAATGAAAATATTGAATGGTTAAATAATCACCCAAATGAAGAAATTAACGTATATGAAGATAAAGAAAATGAAATTCAAGAATTAGTAAAATCTTTAATGCCTGCTGGTATGCCTGCTGGTAT